CGTATAAGAGAAAGTTTACTACACCCCTTGTTTCCCCAAACTGACAGCACCGTTGATCATTACCACACATAACACCACCACAAATCACCAACTAATATAATGTTACCCTAGACAAACACATTAAACGCATGTTATAATAAACTCATCGAAAGGATCAAACCTTTCAGTTCCTTGAAAACTTAATCATTATAATATAAAGTTCAAAGGAGGACAATATGTCATTCTATATATATGAGTTTTACGCTAATAGTGATAAAGATGAATTTCTGGTTGATTGGTTTTCTGATGAACAAATAGCTAATATTGCTAAAGAATGCGGCTACGACTTTGTAAAATGTTACGAGTCAGTCGGAATTGGCTGTAAAGGAAAATTTCTGTATGAGAAGGAGCTAGAGGCATGCAATATATCATCAAATACTACCATAAAGAAAACGGAGTCTGGAAATTCACCGTCAAACCAACAACAGACTTCGAACTTTTCATCAACTACCTCAAAGTAATAGAAAGTTGCAAGCAGTACAAGCTCTACTCCATATCCACCGTCTGGGAAGGAACCATAAATGACTAGCTGGCGTGACTTCTGGATCGGAACCTTCTTCGCTTTGATTTGCCTTACCTGGTTGGCAAGTATGATCATAGCAATCGCAGCACTCTGTCAGTATTTCGGTTAAAGGAGTAATCATGAAAATCAAAGAAGCTCGTAGGTATATCGGTGAATATTATGCTAATGTCCCGAGAACCATTAAAAAGTCCCTTATGAAGACATTGAAAGAAAAGCTGAACACCAAAAGATTGACAGCATCCATGCAGCATACGAACTAGGCCGAAATGCAGGCATTAACGAGGTGCTCTTGGATATCGAGAAGCGCCTTGACTCTCACAGCAAAGCCGAGCGAAAGAAGCGTGTAAAGGGTGCTATCAACGTTCTCAAACAGGATGCTAAAATCGACATAGACGGGATGTTCAAGGCATGATTGACTACGTAATCTGTATCCTCGCAATCATAATCTTTTGGTCAGCCTACGTGATCTATAGAAAGGGGCACAAATGAAATACAACGTGACGATTTACGCAATTGCCGATGGAAGTATTACAGAAGATACTGACTTTTATGCCGATACCGATCACGAGGCAACCGAATATGCCCTCGTTCAGGCGCAGTTTAAAGGGTATGAGGAATATCTTCTTAAATTGAGAAGTGATGATAAGTCTTTCCACCTTATGTGCACAGGCAACCGTGGAACCCGTATCAAAGTCTAAAATCCGATTTTCCAACACCGATACCTTATGGAGATTCTGTGAAAAGAAGGGATGCCAATTCGATCCGCTCTGATCAGGCCTAAAATTGAACATGCAGGGTTGTTAACCAAACGAAAGGATCAAGATGAAAAACATTACCCGCACTGTGACAGACTATGTTATCACTGCCTATGACCTCGTGGACGGCGAGAACGGCCCGGAAGTGTCCGTTGTGGCCCAGGCGACGGCTCTTGCCGTGTCCATGACCAAGTCCGAGGCCCGCGCGGTTCTGGCCGAGGCAATCGGCTCCAAGCTCCCGAAGGGTCTCACTATCAAGTGGGAGCCGCAGGTGACTTACACCTACGCCATGCCTCTTGAAAAGTTCATCGAGAATGCCGTCGTTATCAAGGAAGGGGAGTAAATTATGTTCAAGGAGATAAACCCCGAGGATGTTGCGCCCAACGAGATTATCGCCGTGTCCGAGGCCGACGTTTCCACCGGCCTGCGTGAGTACAACGTTCGCGAGCTGGAAGCCCAGAACTTGACCGCTATCTGCACGGTCAAGGGCGACACTCCCGAGGAGAAGGCCCTGGTTTTCAATGCCGCCAATAACCCGCAGCACAAGATCAACGACTTCATCAACAAGAAGATCATGGTTAAGGACTTTTATGCGGAAACGCTGGAGCTTGTGAATGAGGAGACGGGCGAGGTGGAAAAGGCTCCTCGAATCGTGCTTATCGATGACCAGGGCGAGGCATACGAATGCGTATCAGTTGGCATGTTCTCCTCCCTGAAAAAGCTGATTGCCGTGTTCGGTGCCCCCACGTGGGAGAGTCCTATCCCGGTTGTCATCAAGCAGGAGAAGGTCAAGAACGGAACCATGCTCACGATGAGCGTCCAGTATTAATCCCACCTGCATATCAAGGACACAGGCCGCCTGAAACGGCGGCCTTTCCTGTAAGGAGACATTGTGAACCGCGACTTTCTTAACCTTGCATCCAAAGACTTAATGTCGGAGTTCGTCTATTCCTCGGTAGGGCGCGTTCTCAAAAAAGAGCTGTGGGGTTCGAAGCCGGTGCCCCAGTGTGTCAGCATATATGTCTACCATGAGTCTACTGATAAGTTCGAGTATATGTTCACCAAGGATGACCGGATCGATTTCAAGCGAGACTCGCCCGAAGAGGTAGAGGAAGTACTTCGAGCATATTCTACTTGCAACGACTCCGAGATTATCCTTTACATGCACAGAGCAGGCATCGAGATAGTTTCCAAGCACCGCCAACACCCATTCTAAGGAGGTGAAAGCATGCAAACTAAAAACGGAGTAGTTTACGACTTATCTAACACGCCTTTCATCGGAACCTATGGGCAATACGACTTCGCATTTTCCAGCGCAACTCACTTGGTAAAGTTCAACGATAAAGTCAATATTCGCGTGCCTTGGCTGAACGACAGTTTTTCCAAGCGCTTCCATGTCACCATCGACGTGAGTATTCTAGCAGTCATCCAGCTTTATATGCAGGTTGAAACCCGAGGCTTCCGCATCTACGACAATGCGAGAGGGAGGTGTTACTTGTGCGCCGAGAATATAATATTGCATGGACTGACAGTCAGAGAAAGCGACTGAACAGCGCAGTACGCAGGTACAACAACGCGATTAGAAAAGCTGCTAAGACCAACCCGAGTGCAGCTGAATTTCTCCCACCCGAAGTCAAGTACCAGGAAGTCAAGTCCAATATAACAACCTCGCGTGCGCTAAATAACACGGTGAACCGTCTGAACCGTATCACCAAGCCCCGCGCCTTGGAGCTGGTGCGCCAGGATGACGCATCCATTACCACGCGATATGAGAGAGGCGAGTACTCGATTTTGCGCAGTGTTCGAGAGCGTGCCAAGTCCATGCGTGCGAAGAAGCTCGGCATCCAGCAGCCCAAGGGCAGGATGGGGAGCCTGGAGCAGGCTAAGCTCTCTCCTGACAAGAGACCCATAGGCTCTCTATCATCGAACGCCATCAAGCGCTTCATAGCGAACATGGAGCGCGAAATGAACATGTCCAGCCGGGACAAGGCGCAAAGATACTACTCGAACTATATGCGCGCCATGCGCAACGTGTTCGGCGGTTTCGAGGATTACGACGCAGCCATCGATCAGGTTGAAGAGATAATCTTGCACCTGGCGGGACGGAATCTTGAACAGCTCTTCAGGGCGATTGACGAAGCTACTGATATCGAGTATATCTACGAGCCGCAGGCGAGAGAAGAGAAGCTTAAAAGAATTTACGAGTACTGGACTGGTGCTTATGACTGGAACGAGATTACAGGAAATGATAGAGGATAAGCTTTTAGATACCCTATGCTGGGATGGTTACGATTGGGAGGATGAACATGTGCCGAGCTATGCCGCCGACTTCGAGACAACGACTGCGGCCGATGACTGCCGAGTATGGGCGTGGGCCGTTTGCGAAGTCGGGCACCCCGATGATATTCAATACGGAAACACCATTGAGACTTTCATGGATTGGTGCGAAGTTCACGCTGGTAGTCGCGTGTACTTCCATAACCTCAAGTTTGACGGTAAGTTCATACTCTCCCACATCTTAAACACAGGCTGGAAGTGGATACCGGTAAAGGAAGAATGCGGCCCGAAGAAGTTCACATCCCTTATATCCGATATGGGTCAATTCTACTCCTTGAAGCTCTGGTTTTCAGAGACCCAAGCTGTGGAGTTTCTGGACTCGCTGAAGATCATTCCCCTCCCCATTGCGGCAATCCCTAAGGCATTCGGATTAAAAATTCAGAAGCTTGATCTTGACTACGTTGAATACCGAGAGGTAGGGCATGAGCTGACGCCCGAGGAGAAAGAGTATATCTCCCATGACGTCCAGATAGCAGCCCAGGCCCTCGATATCATGCACTCACAAGGAATGACCAAGATGACGGCAGGCTCGAACGCATTCAAGGAATACACCAAGTCGGTAGGCGGACGCCGCCGTTTTCGTGATTGGTTCCCCGAACCCGACTATGATGCCGATCTGCGTGCAGGCGGCTGCTACAAGGGAGGCTTCACGGCGGTCAACCCTAAGTTCGCAGGGCAAATAGTCGGCCCCGGATGCTCGTTCGATGTTAACTCGCTCTACCCTTCCGTTATGGCTGGAGCGCACGGAGAGGTTCTTCCCTACGGCACGCCTAAGGTCTATGATGGGGAATACGTATACGACCCCGAATACCCGCTCTATATCCAGTACGTGGAAGCTGACTTCAAAATCAAGCCCGGGTTCATTCCCTGTCTCCAGCTCAAAGGAAACCGCATGTTCGGCACGACCGAGTATATTACCGATTCCCACGGCCCGCAGGTGATGTGCCTGACCCAAGTAGATTTGGAGCTTTTGAAGAAGCACTATATAATAGATGACATTCGCTACATCAGAGGATACAAGTTCAAGGGATCGAAGTATTTGTTCAAAGACTACGTGGATACCTGGACGGAAGTCAAGACCCATGCATCGATCGAAGGCAACGAGGGAATGCGTACCATTGCAAAGCTTCTGCTTAACTCCCTTTATGGCAAGATGGCGACGAATCCCGTTAAGCAATCGCGCGCCCCCTACCTCGAAGATGGCGTGGTAAAGTTCAAGCTCCTTCCGGAGGAGTACAAGGAAGGAGTGTACCTTCCCGCAGGTGCGTTCATCACCAGCTATGCCCGCTCTTTCACGATATCCGCTGCTCAAGCGAACTACGACCGGTGGCTCTACTCTGACACCGACTCGTGTTATTTCATCGGCACCGAGTCGCCGAGGGGGTTCCGCGTTCACGTTACAGACTTAGGTGCCTGGAAGCGCGAGCACGAGTTCGAGCGCTTCAAGGCGCTCCGCGCGAAAACATATTGCTTCGAGGAGGCAGGCGAGCTGATTATCCACTGCGCGGGAATGCCTACCCGGTGCCACCAACATGTCACTATGGAGAACTTCGAGTATGGTTCGTCGTTCGAGGGAAAGTTAAAGCCAAAAGACGTGAAAGGTGGTACAATACTGGAAGATACAATGTTCACTATCCACAAATGAGGAGGTATCTATGGCAAGTCGATTCATGCCGACGCTCCGCGATTTGGCAATGGAGCCGGACGAAGATCGCCGGCTGGAGATGGCGGCCGAGATTGACCGCGATGCGGCCGACCTGGATGAGAATTGGGGCAACCGGGACGGGTACGCCGAAGTAGAGTCCGAGCGCGATCGTATCGCTGCCGAGCGCGACGAGGCTATCGTCGACCGCGACGAATGGAAGCGTCGTTACGCCGATCGTTTCTTCGGCGGACGCGAGACCAACCGCGAGGAAGTGATGCGCAACCAGACCAACGATATTAAACGAGACGGGACGCCGCAATCGTTCCGCGAGCTGTTCGAGGCGCGAGACGCCTACGAGGACTAAGGAGTATAAACTATGCCTACCAAGCCTACTAAAGCAGAGATTGCAGCGAGCCGCAAGAGCATCGACCCGGTCGCCGTCATGAGCGCCACCCTTGCCGAGAACCCGGAGCTGGCCGAACCCCTTATTGCCCGAAGCGCGGCCAACGGAGACAACGCCGTCACGCGCGACGCGCAGGGCAATATCGTGGTCAACTCCTCCACGGATTCCATCCACATCATCGGAGACTATATTACCAATTACGACCATGCAACCAACGCATTCCTCCATGCCATGGTCAACCGTATCGGCATGACGATCATCACGTCAAAGCTGTACGACAACCCCTGGGAGTTCATGAAGCAGGGCTGGCTGGAGTTCGGCGAGACGATCGAGGAGATCTACGTCAACATCGCGCGCCCCTTCGGCTACTCGCCGTCGAAGGCCGAGACTGATGTTTTCAAGCGCGAGATTCCGGATGTGCGAGCTGCCTTCCATCGCATGAACTATCAGAAGTTCTACAAGGGGACGATCTCGAAAGACCAGGTCCGCCAGGCGTTCTTGTCCTGGACGGGCATCTCCGACCTTATCGCCCGCATCGTGGAATCGCTCTACACGGCGGCGAACACCGACGAATACTATATGGTGAAGTACATGGTTGCCAACGCGATTGTGCGCGGCTACATCCAGCCCGTTGCTATCCCCGCAGTCACCAAGGAGAACTCCGTGGACATCGCCACCGAGTTCCAGGCCATGAGCGAGCTTCTGCGGTTCCAATCCACGAAGTACACCATGTCTGGCGTCACTACGCACACGGACTTCGAGGATCAGTACCTGATCATGGATGCCCGTTTCCGAGCGACGATGAACATGAACGTCCTGGCTACGGCTTTCAATATCGAGTACCGCGAGCTTATGGGGCGCATCGTCACGGTCGATGACCTAGCAAGCCACGATTGGGAGCGCCTCACGCTGCTTTTCACCGACCCTGATACCGGCGAGGTTGACCCGAACTTCCATAAGTTCACCGAGGAAGAGGTAGCCACCCTGAACTCTTGTCCGGCAGTGCTCGTGTCCCGTACCTTCCTCCAGATTTGGGACAACTTCCGCAACATGACCGAGCAGTACAACGGCCAGGGCCTTTACTGGAACTATTGGCTGCACCTTTGGATGACGTTCTCCATCTCGCCCTTCTCCCAGGCCGTTGCATACACCTCCCAGGCGTGGAGCGTGACGGGCGTGACCGTCTCGCCTACAACGGCATCCGTCGACAAGGGCCAGGATGTGATGCTTACGGCGACCGTGGCCGGCACCGGCATCATCAACCAGAACGTAACGTGGTCGATTGCCGGCAATGCCAGCTCGGGCACCTACGTCAACGGCGGCAAGGTTCACGTGGCTGCCGACGAGACTGCGGCGACGCTTACCGTCACGGCAACGAGCGTGGGCGATCCCACGAAGGCCGGAAGCGCGACTATCACGGTCAACGGCAATACGGGGGCCTAGATCTAGCCCAGTTACGGGAGGGCTTATGCCCTCCCTTTTCTTTAAGGAGGTGAAACGTGGCATTTCAGCCAAGTTCGAAGATTCATTTCGGCACGGTTCCATGGAATCCGTCGTATCGGCATGTTCGCTATTACCCTTCGCGTGACGCGCAGTACTCCTCGATCATGTCCATGTGCGGAAACGGTACCGATGACTATACTTACCAGCGCATGGATAATTCGCTCGTGGTGCCGTACAATGCCGAATCTTTGTACGGCATGAACTACTGCATGTTCCAAAACGCGAATTACGGTTCGCGCTGGTTCTACTCGTTCATACCGCGTATCGAGTACGTTAACCCTACGTCCTCTAGGCTCTATCTTCAAACCGACATTATGCAAACATGGTTTCCCGACTGCACCGTGAAGTCCTGCATGGTAGAGCGCGAGCACGTGAACGATGACTCTATCGGAGCGCACATCAAAGACGAAGGTATCAACCCCGGCGAGCTAAAATGCACCTACAGCGCACTTGACAATAACGACATGGATTGCTATATGGTAGTGTCCAGTGCCGTAGAACCCTTGAAGGATGGCACCTATGTGAACAACGGCGGCGACCGCTACATGGGTGTCGTGTCTGGAACGAGCCTTTCGGTGTTTCTAACGATTGATCAGCTAAAAGGATTCATGACGGCACTATCCAACAACGGCCAGCAAGACGCCATCAGCGCGGTGTACATGGTTCCTCGAAGTGCGATTCCCAATATCGTTGCCAAGGACAACGGGTGGGGCTACTGGGTAAACGCCGACTCTGCTACGCCGTCCACCACGCTGAACTACAACCTTGGGTTCACCAACCTGGACGGTTACACCCCGAAAAACAACAAGATGTTCTGCTACCCGTTCGAGTACGCCGAGGTGACGAACTTCACGGGCCAAACCCAGCAGCTCCGCCTGGAGTTCTGCGGAACCCCGGGAACCGTGTCCTTGGAAAAGACAGGCGGCTGCGATTCCAACTCGCGCCTGTACTACATCCCGGTGAACTACAACGGTGTTAACCGGTTCGTTGAAGGTTGCATCCAGCTCGATCAGTACCCCACGTGCAACTGGGTCTATCAGGCGTTCGCCAATGCGGTTGGTCAGTCGCAGGTGGATATCATGGGCTGGAAAACGAATTCGCTGACCGAGCTACCTTTGCTGAACGCAGGCATCGATGCAGGCCAGGCGGTCGGAAACGCAGCGCTTCGCCTTGACGTCCCCGGCATGGCAAATGCTGCCATCGACGGCGGCCAAGACTTGGTCAACACCTATGCGGCAATCTCGAAGGCGAGCCGACAGCCGAACACCACGCGTGGAGGCACGAACTCCACGGCCGGCCTTGTCAATATCGGCTCTTACACGATGGGCATCCGAAAGTACACGTGCCGAGCAGAGATTGCGCGTCAAATCGATGACTTCTTCTCGGTGTACGGATACCTCGTGTCCATAAACAAGGTGCCGAACATCACGGGCCGGGCCTCTTGGAACTACGTCAAAACCAACGGCTCGGCTGTCACTGGCCGTGCCCCGTCGGATGTGCTCTCCATGATCAACGCGCTTTTTGACAGAGGCCTTACATTCTGGCATACTGATGATATCGGAAACTACGCACTGCCAAACGGCATAGTTTAGGGGGCATTAATGGACTCACTTTACAATTGGACTCGCCTCCCGAACGGGGATATCCCCAACGGCTTGAAGGGAAACAAGGTTCAACAGGAGAACGACTACCTGAACCAGGATACGTACCTGGCTTACATGTGGCGCCTGTATGACCTCGCTATCAGCGTGTTCGAGTGGAAGAACCTGCCCGAGGGGATCAACGAACGCCAGATGGAATGGTGGCTTCTGCGCAATGGGGCCTTCGTTTTCCTCTACGACGAGGCGATCAAGGACGATCCCTACCAGCGCAGCCCCGAGGGCTACGCCGTCATGCAGGTGCTTCTCCAGGGAGGCTTCGATATCTACAACATCCCCAAGGAGCGCACGGCGTATTCTGTTGACCCGCAGCACAACAACATCCCTTGCGATATAACCAACTCGGTGATCTGCTTCAACAACAACACGCGCACGCCGACGTTTTTGACCCTTGACCTCTATGCCAAGATGCTCTGGCAGTGCGAGCGAACGGTGTACACCAACGTCTCCCAGCAGAAAACACCGCGCATCGTCAAGTGCACCGAGAAGCAGCGACTCTCGCTCCAGAACCTCTTCGCACAGGTGGACGGTTTCATGCCGGTGTGCTGGGCTGATAAGGACTTGGACTTGACCGGCGTTGAAGTCCTGGACACGGTGTCTCCTTACGTGGCCGACCAGGTGCAGATCGTAAAGCATCAAATCTGGAACGAGGCCTTGACCTTCCTCGGTATCGAGAACACCAACTCCGACAAGAAAGAGCGCATGGTGTCAGATGAGGTTCTGAACAACATGGGCGACGTGGAGGCCCAGCGGTTCACGCGACTAAATGCCCGCAAGCAGTTCTGCAAGGAAGTCAACGAGCTGTTCGGACTTAACATCGATGTTGAGTTCAGGACTGGAATTTACATTCAAGGAGCAGCCGGAGAGGATGAAGTTGAATCAGAACAAGGCATGTTAAGCGGCAATACAGACTCTCTTTGGAAAAGGGTCAAAAAGACATTGAAGGGAGGGAAGTAAAATGAGCAAGTACACGACAGAACTTAGGCTCATCGTAGAGCAGGGGTTGCAATCCCGGCTGGCTGACAACATCGAGGCTAATTGGCCTCTGATCTACTCGGATATCGGGCTTGATGATTATCCGATTTTCCAGGAAGCCTACCGTGAAACGCTTAATAACAAGATCATCCGCCACTACTACACGCGAGAGATTGGGGCGGAAACAGTCGGTCGGTGGCGTATGTTCGTGCGTGATGCGATGTTTTTGATAATGCCCTACTACAACCAGCTCTATGAGTCGGAAGTTCTGGCCAAGAACATGGAGCCTTTGGGTGACCGGAACATTCAACGCGTGGAGAAGGCATCGGGAACGTCATCGACCGACTCCACGTCGACGTCCGACACGACAGACGTGTTCCAGGACACACCTACAAATGAGATGATCCCGGCTCAAATCAAGAATCTCCAGTACGCCACGAACGTCACCATCGACTCGGGAACAGGTACGGGGCATGCGAGCGGCACCTACGAGAACACGGTGAACCATAACGAGTCGGGGTACATGCGCCCCCAGGCAGAGCTTCTGCGCATTTACCGTGAAACTTTTCTGAACATTGACAACGACATAGTACACGATCTAGAATTAGCCCAATGTTTCATGACGATATGGTAAGGAGGGCAATATGTTGTGCGGGTTCCCGTCTAATCGAGTTCTTCCATCTGCATATGCAGATGAAGTTTCGTATTACGAACAACTAAATAATTTATGCAAAAAAATAAATGAGGTGATTGAAGAATTTAATAGTCTAACTGATACTTATGTCACCATAGATTTTTTTACAACATCTCAAAATAACCAAGATAAAGATTGGGGGGATAAATTAGCAAATAATATTTCTATCGTTTTAAATGAATTAAATTCAGAAGTTTATAGGTTGGAAGAGTTAATTAAAAAGGCGACAGTTGGAAAGGTTATAGTATTTGATCCTACTTACGGAATAAAAAATAGGCCTATTGAACAAGTAATAAGAAATATATATGGTTGGTTGCGATATTATGCTGACTATGCTGGAACCATTGACAACCTGCAACTATCAGTTACCGTCAGAGACGGATATAATCTTACAGCGAAAGTATTTGATTTGTATAATATGCTATATTATAGCAAAGAAACTTTACCAAACCCCGACCCGTGTGTTAATAATTACGTAATGAAAAATGATATATTGGCATGGTATTTTGAACACGGAGGTGAAAGGAATGAGTAGCACAAATCATACTGAAAACTTTAATTTTCCACAATGGGTAGGGAGCGATTATCCATCGTTTATTAACGACCTGAACCCAGCTTTTCTTACGATTGATACAAAGTTAAAGAACAATGAAACTGGTGTTGACACCGCACAGAATGCGGCTGAAAGTGCACAACAGGCGGCGGAAGCCGCACAGAAGGCGGCGGAAGCCGCACAGAAGGCGGCTAAATCAAGTGTTGATCTTTTGGTTGCTATGGGTATTACCAACAATGAAACAGCAGTTGCATTTGCCGGTAAAGTTAATAATGCAATACCTAAAAATAATGTTCTGGCCGAATATTTTGATCATAAGGAGAATTAAATGAGCTATTCCGAGGAAACCCCGACCCGTGTGTTAATAATTACGTAATGAAAAATGATATATTGGCATGGTATTTTGAACACGGAGGTGAAAGGAATGA